TCTACTAGCGGTACGACTACGACCTTTACGTTTGATTACTTAAAAGGAGCGACCGGAGCGTCGGGATATAAGAGATTTCCAAGTACGCCGGGTGTGACAACGACTACCGGTACAATATGTTCGTTGGACTCTAAGAAAATAGTAGTATTGTACTGTATAAGTAGTGGAGGAGGATCTTTGAAACTTACTTCATATCCGTCGTCGGGCATAACATTTAATGGATCGGCTTGGACGTCGGGTACAAAACCTATATCGTTAGGCTCTATTTATACTATCGCTAATAATAGCTCGAGTACCACAACAGTACAAATCGAGAATAATGGTGGCGGTGGTTTTCTTATATTCGGTCCAATGTCATAAAATAATAGGAGGTGTAAAAATGAAAGTAACACACGTTACATTACAACCGGACATAGTAACTCCGGTTAAATTACCGGCTAAGTCCGGCGAGATCATGGTTAAAAATTTTACTACCGGCGATCTCTTAGTATCAATCGAAAAAGAAGATTTTACGGATAATTACGTTATTATACCGGCTCTTATGGGCGAGGTGCTAAGCGAGTGTGCGATCCACTCTAGCACTCGCTCTTATTTTTTCGACGACGTTTACTTAAAGAGTAGCGTCGGGGGCGAGGTAGAGATCCGTTGTCTTAAGGTGTAGGAGGTAGAGTATGAAACTCTCAAAAAGAATTAAACTAGCGTTTAATACACTACGAGATAAATCCACCAGGGAAACGATCGAGCTTAATCACTTAATGGATTTCCTGGGATTACGAGATACCGACGATAAAGTATTAAGCGAGGCTACTTATTTCGCTTGTATGAAAGTATTAAGCGAGGCTATCGGTAAGCTACCTCTAAAACTACTACAGTATAACGATCGAAACGGAGTTTCTACCGCTCGTTATCACGACTTATATAACGTGGTACACGATCGACCTAATCCATATATGACAAGTACAACGTTTTGGAGTACGGTCGAGTATAACCGTAATCATTACGGTAACGCGTATGTATTGATCGAGGGCGGAGGTAAAAATACTAGACTATGGATTTTACCTAGTAATCAAGTAGAGATTTGGTACGACGACGCTAAGATCCTTAGCGACGTACCGGATATTTACTACTTATACTCCGCTGGAGGTAAAGTTTATAAGTTTGGATCCGAGGAGATCTTACACTTTAAAACCTCCAATATGTTCGACGGTATTGTAGGTATATCCGTCCAGGATCAGCTTAAACAAACGATCCAGGGTAATAACAAAGCTCAGAAAATGGTTAACAATATGTACGATAGCGGATTTACCGCTAAAGCGGTACTACAGTATACCGGATCCCTTAACGACGAGAATACTCAGACTTTTGTTAAAGGTATCGAGAGCTACGCTAAAGGTAAGCTAAAAGATAGAGGTATCGAAAATATTATTCCTATCCCATTAGGAGCGAGTTTAACTCCTCTTAAGGTGGACTTAGCGGATAATCAGTTTATCGAGGTTAAGCAATATACCGCTTTACAAATTGCCTCAGCTTTTGGTATTAAGCCTTATCAGATCGGCGATTACACTAAGTCGAGCTACGCTAGTGCGGAGGCTCAACAGTTATCGTTTTATGTCGATACACTACTCTACATAATTAAACAATATGAGGAGGAGCTAACTTATAAGCTCCTCTCCAGCGAGGAGATCGGAAACGGTCTCCATTTTAAATTTAACGTAGCGGTTATTTTAAGAGCGGATCTACAAACTCAAATCAATAGCTTATCGACCGCGGTTAATTCTTTCCTCTACACTCCTAACGAGGCTAGAGCGTTGTTAGATATGGAAAGTAAAGAGGGTGGCGACGAGTTGTTAGGTAACGGAGCTAGTATCCCGGTTAGATACGCCGGATCTCAGTATACAGATTTAAACGGGGAGGAAAATACTCCGGTAGCTGAGGAAACGGTAGAAACTGATCCGGCGGAGATTATCTCGATTATCGAGGCTATCCGCTCCGGTAAAATCAGTTACGACCAGGGAGTAGCACTTATTACCGTAACGATTGGATATAACGAGGCTATCGCTAGAGAGCTTTTAGGTAATCCGGAGGATTACGAGGATCCAATCGAGGACGATCCGGACGACGGTACCGGAGAAAATCCGGAGAATGATCCGGACGATAACCAGGAGGAAACGCCTACCGGACAAGATCCGGAGGAGTCCTAATATAAAAATTTAAGGAGAGGAGGAGTACGAATTGGATAACGAAAAAGAGTTAAACGAGGGTTTGATTTACAAGTCCGCGGACGTCGAGATCCAGGAGGTAACAGAGGACGATTTGAAGAAAATCAACAAATTTACTTTATCTCCTTTAAGTGCTGAGGAGGTTTTCACTTTCAAAGTCACTATGGGCGACAACGAGACGGACGATCGTAATTATGAGCCTTTTAATCTTAACGCTCTAAAGGATCTTAAAAAATTATATGTCGGAAAGACAGTAATTAAGGATCATAGACGTACCGCCGATAACCAGGTCGCTCGTATTTACGATACTGAGCTAGTTACTGAGGCTAAGTTAACAAAAGCCGGGGAGCCTTATACTAAGTTATTAGCTAAGGTTTACATGGTAAAAACTGACAGTAACGCGGATCTCATTACTGAGATTAAAGCCGGTATTAAAAAGGAAGTATCGACCGGGTGTAGACCTAAGAGAATTATTTGTAACATATGTGGGACAGATAACTCAAAAACTTATTGTCCTCATTGGCCTGGGCGTGAGTACGATAAAGAGGGTGGCAAAACCACTTGTCTTATGACTCTCGACGGAGCTAAAGAGGCTTACGAGTTATCGCTCGTAGCGGTACCAGCTCAACCTAGAGCCGGGATCCATAAGTATTACGGAGCTAATCCGGAGGAGATTTTTAATCAAGAGCCGGAAAACAAAGACGTACCGGAGGAAAATCCGGAAAATAATTCAGTTAATAAAGACTTAGAGACTAACTTAAGAGTTAAGTCCTCCGAGTCTTTTATTTTTACCCAAAAATCCACAATTAACGAGGAGGAAATTTAAACATGAATAAGAAAATGAGAGACTTATTAACAAAAATCGAGGCAACAACCGCAGAGGCTAAATCTTTCTTAGCAGAGGGAGAAAACAAAGACGTAGCTAAAGCTAACGAGTTAATGGACGAGGTAGACGCTTTAAAATCTGAGTTTGAGGCTGAAAAACGCGTATACGAAATGGAGAAAAACTCTAATACTCCGGGCGAGGAAGAAATCCAGGTGGAAAAAGCTAAAAACCAGGAAAAAGACGTTGTTAAACAGTTCGCTAACGACGCTCGTAACGGTTTTAAAGTTAACAAAACTATGAACGAGGGAGCCCAGGTAGACGGTGGTTACACAGTACCGGAGGACATTCAGACTCGTATTTTAAACTATCGTGACTCTAAAGCGTCTCTCTTACACCTGGTAACAGTAGAAAAAGTATCTACTAACAAGGGAGAAAGAACATTTAAAAAGAGATCTCAGCAGAGCGGATTTACTAAAGTAGGCGAGGGCGGAAAAATCGGAGCTATGGCTACTCCTCAGTTTGAGAGAATTAGCTACGAAATCGATAAATACGCTGGATATTTCCCAGTTACAAACGAGTTATTAGCAGATAGCGACGCTAATATCGCTAATACTCTTATCTCTTTCATTGGAGACGAGTCTCGCGTAACCGCTAATAAGTTAATCTTAGAGCAGATTAACACAGTAGCTCAGACAGAGTTAACCGGTTTAGACGATATTAAGAAAGTGCTTAACGTGACATTAGGCTCAGCGTTCAAAGCTACTTCTAAGATCATCACAAACGACGACGGTTTACAGTATCTTGACACATTGAAAGACCAGGACGGTAACTACTTGTTATCGGCTAGTCCAGCGGATCCAATGAAAATGGTATTATCCGCTGGTGCTACTTCTATTCCGGTAGAAGTTATCCCTAATGCAGATATGCCTAGCGATACTACTACAACTCCGGACAAAGTACGCGTACCTTTCATCATCGGAGATCTTAAAGAGGGTATCGTATATTGGGATAGAGCGTTAATGTCAATCGCTACTTCTAATATCGCTATGGTAGGTACTCTCAACGCGTTCGAGGAAGATTTAACAATCTACAGAGCTATCGAACGTGAGGACGTTACAACTCGCGACGAGCAAGCGTTTGTTAACGGTTATATCGAATTGGGGGAATAGGATCCCAGGTATCCGGATTTAGCTTAAGAGATAACTCTCCTAGCTATTCAGAGGACGAGCTTAACGCTATGACAAAAGCCGAGCTTAATGTCGTAGCGGAGGAGCTTGGTATCGAGGGATTGACGTCCAAAAGCACTAAAGCCGAGATTATCGAGGCTATATTAAACGTTTAGGAGGTGTAAATATGCCTACATTAGAGGAGGTACTCGCGTACCTGGGAATAGATTACGCCGACGAAATGGTTAATAAAAATATCGAGCGATCGATATTAGTAGCCGACGCCTATCTTAAGGGATCAATCGGTAAGGACTACCCTATCGACGATCCTAGATCTAAGGAGTTAGCTCTTATTTTTATCTCCGACTTATACGATAATCGGGGAATGATCGAAAAGGTATCCGGTAACGTGAGACGTTTAGTAGACGACTTTACTCTCCAGCTTAAGCTAGAATTAGCTCGAGCGTCCGAGGGGGTGTAGATTATGCTTTACGACAAGCCTATCACGATCCAAAAGATCGACGATATTACGGAGAAATGGGAGGATCTATTTAATCTCCATGCGAGGGTAAATAAATCCAATGGATCCGAGTATCTTAACGCCGGAGCCAATCAATCAAGATCTAATCTCGTTTTTGAGGTTAGGTATTTTAAAGCTATCGAGGATATAGACGCGGATAGGGGATCTTATAGGATCCTCTACCGTAATCGTATCTATAATATTACAGATTACGACGATTACCAGGAAACTCATAAGACGGTTAAGTTATTGGGGGTGTCGATAAATGGCAACCATTAGCATAGATCAGTTAGACGAGGCTATCGAGAGGGAGTTAACTATCTACTCCAAAGAAGTAACCGACGGAGTTAAGCGAGAAACCAAAAAAGCTATGGCTCAATTAGTAAAAGAGACAAAAGCTACCGCTCCGGTGGGTAAACGTCGTAAGCATTATAAGGATAATATAAGCTCTAGGAAATTAAGCGAGAGCGATAGAGGGATTGAGTACCAATGGTATGTTAAAGGATCCGATTATCGACTCTCCCACCTACTCGAAAACGGTCACGCCTTAAAGGACGGAGGACGCGTAGACGGTACGGGATTTATCCATAAAGCGGAAATATCCATTTTAAAGGAGTACGAGAAAGCGATCGAGGAGGTATGTAAAAATGGTAGATAAAATTTTAACCGGAGCCGGATTTATTAAGGACGTTACATACCGCGAGACGTTTTTTCGAAAACCTCCTACCTCTACTTATGCGATCTATTTAGATACGCTTAACACTAGAGGAGCCGATAACCTCAATCTTTTAACAGAGCATGAGGTCAATATCGAGCTATATGAATACTCCAAAGATCCGGAGGTTGAGGCTAAGATCGAGGCGGAGCTTGACGCTAACGGTGTCGAGTGGATTAAACAACCTCGATATTGGATCCAGGAGGAGCAATTATACCAGGTAATCTATGAATTTAATTACATAGAAAAAAGAAAGGAGTAATAACATGGGTGCAAGTACAAGAATTACTTTAGGATCCGGTAAACTCTACTTAATGGCGTTCGACGGGACAGTACCGGAAACAGACGCTATTTGTGTAGACGATAACTTATTAGGTTATATCAAGGGAGGAGCTACTTTAGAATACGCTCCTACTTTCTACGACGCTAAGGACGACTTAGGTTATGTAGTAAAAACTATTATCACAGAGGAGGAGGCAACTCTTAAGAGTGGAGTCCTTACTTTCAATGGTAATACATTGGATAAATTGTGTGATACAGCTCGAGTTGAGGAGGACGAAACAAAGAAATTAAGAATTGTAAAATTCGGTGGTATTGCTAACGCTAAGCGTGCTAGATACCTTATTTGTTTCCACCACTCAGATCCACTCGACGGAGATATTTGGGTTATTATCGTGGGTAATAACCAGGCTGGATTTTCTTTAGCTTTTGCTAAGGACTCCGAAACAGTTATCGACGCGGAGTTTAAAGCTCTCGCTCAAGATAACGAGGGTACGCTTATTAAGTATATCGAGGAAGATAAAACAATCGGCGGACAAGGCTAACAAAGGTATATAGGACTACCAGGGGGAGGATAATTTTTTATCCTCCTCTATTTTTATAACTACGGAGGTTTGAAAAATGGCGAAAACATTAAATTTTAACAATACTAAAAAACAATACTTAACGGTTACTTTAGCGGACGAGGCTAAAACTACTATTATGGTGGGTACTCCTACTAAAAAAATTCTTAACGAGTTATTAAGTATGCAAGACTCCCTCGAGAGTGCTAACGACGCCTCTACAGAGGATATGGATCAGCTTTATAACTCATGTGCTACTATTATGAGTCGTAATAAAGGCGGTAAAGAAATTACTAAGGAATATTTAGAGGAGATCTTCGATTTCGAGGATATTATCGTCTTTTTTAATGCTTATATGGAATTTATAAGCGAGGTTATGGGAGCAAAAAACTAGCTATCCCTTATTATCCTCTATCAGATAATGAGGGGCACAAATACGAAATATCGTCCTATTGGGAGTATTTAGTTTCTCAGTATACCGGTCTCAATATATTAGAGATCGAGGACTTAGATATTATAGATTATTTACAATACCGGCGAGACGCTTTTATCTACAATATGAACCAAAGCGAAAAGGGACAAGAATACCTCGATAACGCTTATAGGTTAGAACAAAGCGAGCCGGATCGAAAATCATTACGCGATCACTTTGGAAAGGAGGGTTAATATGGCTAGTGGAAAAATTAAAGGTATTACAATCGAGATCGGGGGCGACACTACCAAACTAGGTAAGGCGTTAGACGGTAGCGAGAAAAAAACTAGATCGCTCCAGGGCGAGCTTAGACAGATAGAGAAACTCTTAAAATTCGATCCTAGTAATGTGGAGCTATTGACTCAAAAACAAAGTACGCTCGCGGAAATGGTAGAGGCTACCTCCGAAAAGTTAAAAACTCTTAAGGAGGCGGAGGCTCAAGTCGTAGCTCAATTTGAGCGAGGAGAAATCGCCGAGGAACAACTTAGAGCGTTCCAGCGTGAGATCATTCAGACAGAAAACAACCTTAACAGTATGCAAAGCGAGTTAGAGATCGCTACTCGTAATCTTAAGGAGTTTGGTAATAATAACGGTGTAGCTCAAGCTGAGGCGGATAAACTTAATCGAGAATTAAAAGAACAAAACGACGCTCTTGAGTTAGAGCGTAAAGCATTAGAGCAAGCCGAGAAAGCTCAAAAAGATCATGGAAAAGCGGTCGAGGACGCTAAGAAAGAGCTAGAGGAATTTGGAGATAAAGCTGAGGAGGCTATGGGTAAAGTTAAAACCGGTATCCTCGCGTTAGGTACCGCTACTCTAGCTAGTGCTGGATACGCTCTTAAATTATCTACAGAGTTCGACCAGGCTCTTAATATATTAGCTACAAAAACCGGAGCCTCTAAGGACGAAATGGAGGGGCTCGACGAGGCTATGACTAACGTCTACTCCAATAACTTTGGAGAGTCGATCCAGGACGTAGCGGAGTCTATGGCTATCGTTAAGACTAACACTAACTTAACCGGTAAGGAGTTAGAGTCGGTAACTCAGTACGCTCTCTTAATGCGAGATACTTTCGAGTTTGACGTTAACGAGTCGGTTAGAGGTGTTAACTCCTTAATGGATCAGTTTGGTATCTCAGCGGAGGAGGCTTACAACTTAGTCGCTCAAGGGGCACAAAACGGACTTAACCAAAATGGCGACTTAATGGATATTATTAACGAGTACGCTATCCAATTTAAGGACGCCGGATTTAGTGCGGAGCAAATGTTTAATATGCTTAACAATGGAGCCGAAACCGGTACCTGGAGCGTAGATAAACTCGGAGACGCGGTTAAAGAGTTTAATATTAGAGCTAGTGACGGTACTGTATCCGACGCGATCTTAGAAAACGCTAAAGCGTTCGGAATGAGTAAACAAGAGGCTCAAGCGTTAAGCGACGAGGTTAGGACGGGTAATGTAGACGCTTATCAAGCGTTACTCGATAAATTAAAAGAGGTAGACGACGATACACAACGTTACCAACTCGGAGTATCTATGTTTGGTACTATGTGGGAGGATTTGGGCGAGGAGACGGTACTCGCGTTAATGAATACACAAGGGGAGATCTCCAAAACCTCCGACGCTCTTAACGATCTTAATGAGACAAGATACGACGATATAGGATCCGCTTTACAAGGATTAGGACGTACTTTACAAACTGATCTCGCGGTACCTATCGGCGAGGAGTTAAAACCTATCGTCGTGGATATGATCGATTATGTTAAACAAAACGCTCCTCAGATTAGAGAGATTTTATCTACCATAGTCGAAAAGGTCGGGGAGTTTGTAGGTTTCGTAGTAGATAACGGATCCGCTATTATAGCTACTATCTCCGGAATTACCGCCGGTTTAATCGCCTGGAATGTAGGCAACATGATTATGACGGTAGTTAGTGCTATTAAAGCTTTTCAGTTAGCTAACGAGGGAGCTACGGTAGCTCAAGCTCTATTAAATGTAGTTATGAACGCCAACCCGATTATGCTAATCGTTACCGCTATTATCGCGGTAGTAACCGCTTTAGTAACATTTATCGCGACTAACGAGGACGCGAGAAATAAGATCGTCGAAATATGGAACAAAATCAAAGAGGTAGCGAGTACCGTTTTCGGTGCACTCGTTACCTTTTTTACTGAGACCGTACCTAACGCGATTACGAGCTTTAAAGATAAAGCGGTTAGCGTTTTTACCAATATCGTAGATTTTGTTAAAAATAATTGGCAATCTTTGTTATTACTGATTATTAATCCATTCGCCGGAGCGTTCGCGTTAGCTTATGAGCATTGTGAGGGATTTAGAGCTTTTGTCGATAACTTTGTACTCATTATTAAAAATTTCTTTATAAATATGGGTACCTCTATCGTTAATTTCTTTACGTCTACGATCCCTACTTTTATCGCGAATATGGGATCCTGGTTTATGCAATTACCGGAGAAAATCGGTCAAGCGTTAGGTTATATTATCGGTAAATTGATCTTATGGAATGTCAATGTATTAAATTGGATTATTACCAACGTACCGCTAATCATTCAATCGGTCGTAAAATTCTTTAGCGAATTACCGGGCAAGATTTGGGTATTTCTCGTAAATATCGTAACAAAAATCGCGACCTGGTGTACAAATATGAAAAAGAAAGCGACCGAGGGAGTTACCGAGCTTATTAAAAAAGTCGTCGATTTCTTTAAACAATTACCAGGAAAAATTTACGACGCTATTAAAGGAGCGGTCGATAAAATCGCTACCTGGGGTAGTAATATGAAATCCAAAGCGGTCTCTATGATTAGTAATATGATTTCGAGTGTAGTAACTACCGCTAAGGGATTACCTCAAAAGGTCTACGACGCTATTAAGGGAGCGATCGACAAGATCTCAACCTGGGGTACAAATATGAAAAATAAGGCGAAAACCGCTATAAGCAACGTAGCTACTACTATTACGGACGGTCTTAAAAATTTACCTAGCTCAGTAGAAACGGTCGGAAAAAATATCGTAGAGGGACTTTGGAGAGGTATTCAAGGGGCGAAAGATTGGATTAAACAAAAAGTCGGCGAGTTCGCTAAAGGAATACTCCAGGGAATGAAAGACGCTCTCGGGATCAAGTCTCCATCTCGAGTATTTAGAGATCAAGTAGGTAAATATATCGCCGAGGGTATCGGTGTAGGTATTACCGCTAACGAGGATAGTGCTATCGACGCTCTCGAGCAAGTCGGGGACGATATGGTTAATAGTGCTAAAAATCTTAACGGAGTTACACTTAATCGACAACTCGAGACTACATTTAAAGGATCAATCGGTAACGGTGGATCCGTAGCGGATCTAATCGATCTAGTAGCCGAGTATATGCCTAAGATTATCGAGGCAAGTAACAAAGCTATTATGTTAGATACGGGAGTCTTAGTAGGAGAAACTATCGATCATATCGATAGAAAATTAGCTAATAATTACGCATTGAAAGCGAGGGGGATCTAATGCTTAGAGGAGTTAAATTTGGAAATTATCATACCGCTAGAGAATGGGAAATGATACTTAACGCTATGAGTATCGATCCTCCTAAAGTAAAAACTAGCTATATATCGGTCGAGGGGCGAGACGGATCCCTCGACTTAACTGAGGCGTTAACGGGCGAGGTAAAATTCGAAAACCGTACCGCCTCTTTTACTTTCTTACTCATGGAGGGGACATACCTGGAGCGTGAGTCCATTATCGTTAGGATCTACGCTCTTATACATGGACATAAATTACAGATTATTACGGACGACGATCCGGAGCATTATTTATTGGGTAGGTGTGAGATTACGGAGAAAGTAAATAATCACTCCTACGGTCGTATTACAATCGAGGCGGAGTGTGATCCGTATAGATACGCTTTATACGACACAGTTAGAACAATCGAGGCGACGGGTACTCCTAAAGATATTTTACTCTCTAACAGAGGGATAAAATCTGTTACTCCTACTCTCACAGTAACCGGGACAGTAAAAATTACAATCGGCGACAAAAGCGTAGCGTTATCCGCTGGAGAGTATAAAATAACCGATCTAATCGTAAGACCGGGGGAGACATTAATCCAGGTGGAGGGAGCTGGTACTTTAGTCGTTACCTATAAGGAGGGGATCTTGTAATGTATAAAATTTACGCGGACGATACTCTTATCTACGATAGTACGCTCGAGGATTATATCATAACTAAAGGTGTCGTATCGAAAGAGGTCAATAAATCCGGATCCTTTACCTTTACGATCTACCAGGATAATCCGTTTTTTAATCGTATCCAAAAATTAAAAACGATCATTCGTGTATACAAACGCGACAAGATCCTTTTTAGGGGACGAGTTATTAAGGAGGAGTTAGGATTTTATAACGATAAAACTTTTATTTGTGAGGGGGAGTTATCTTTCCTCCTCGACTCGATCCAAAGACCTTATGGATTTACCGGATCGCCAGCGGATTTATTCGCTCAATTTATAAACGTCCATAACTCCCAGGTAGACGATACTAAAAAGTTTATTATAGGAAACGTGTCGATCCTGGATAACAATAACTATATTAACCGTAGTAATAGTAATTACGAGGATACGTTTACTAACGTAGAGGAGCATTTAATTAAGACTCATGGAGGTTATTTAGATATTACTAGGGACGCTAATAATATGCCTATCCTTAATTGGATCCAGGACTACTCTTACGAGAGTAATCAGCTTATAGAGTTTGGAGAAAATCTACTAGATTTCACTAAAACTAATAGCGTCGAGGAGATCGCTACCGCGATTATTCCTATAGGATCCAAAATAGGCGAGGGTAATAATGAGGCGGAGACTAGATTAACGATCGAGAATGTTAATAACGGTTTGGATTATATTTACGACGAGACCGCGGTCGCTACTTATGGTTATATCTTTAAGGTTGTAACCTGGGACGACGTAACAACGCCGGAAAACCTCTTAACTAAGGCTAGAGCGTATCTTAACGAGTCGATTAACCAAAATATCACGATCGAGTTAACCGCGGTCGATTTATCGCTCCTGGATAGCTCTATCGACGATTTCGAGTTAGGCGACTATATCCGGATCGTGAGTAGACCTCATGGAGTGGACGACAAGTTACTCCTTAAAAAACAGAGTATCGATTTGTTAAAACCGGAAAATGACGAGATTACTCTCGGATATACTTACTCTACTTTTACGGATCGGACGCTTAGTAACGCTAACCAAAACACGACTCTAGTAAAAACGGTCGAGACTATCAATAATAATTACGCGGTTAATACTGTAATTAATACAGAGCTGGAGAGTTTAAGGAGCTTAATCGATCAAACGAGTACAAGTATCTCGACAGAAATCTTACGAGATTACGTCGTAAACGACGAGCTAGTACAATCTATATCTACGCTCTATACTCAGTTGAGCGATCTTTTTGAGTTTAAGTTTACAACTCTCGAGAGTACCGTAAACGAGAATGATATTAACTCTCGTCGAGAGTTTAGAGAGATCCAAAAGTATATACGATTTGAGGACGGAGATATTATCTTAGGGGAGTCCGGTAATGAGTTAACACTAAGGATCGAAAACGATCGTATATCATTTATCGAGGGTGGAGCTGAGGTCGCTTATTTTAGTAATCAAAAGCTCTATGTTACGGATACAGAAATCTTACAATCTCTCAAGTTAGGCAATTTCGCTTTTACGCCTCGAGAGAATGGTAATTTAACATTTAAAAAGGTAGGTGGTTAATCATGGCTACTAGCGGAGCATTATCTACAAACAACGATAACATTAAATATAAGATTACGATAAATCAGAATAGCCAAAACGTTAGTAGTAATACGAGTAACGTTACGGTAAGCGTTAGGGTTTATCGTACTAATACCGGTTATACCACCTACGGTACCGGTACGATTTATTGTAAGATTAACGGTACTACATACTCCGAGTCTATTACGTCGGACGATAAAATTACCTCGAGCGGTATTACGTTATTTACTAAAACGCTCAATATTTCACATGGAGCGGACGGATCCAAAAAGTTAACAGTTAGCTCCTGGATTAGTCATAGTCAATTTACTTCTAGCGAACAGAGTTATAGTTTGGACTTAACTACTATACCTAGAGCTACGACTCCTACGGTCAACGTGTCGAGTTTAGATATGGGAGGGAGCGTTACTATTTCCATGCCTCGAGCAAGCTCTAGCTTCACTCATACTCTCAAGTATTCGTTTGGTAAAACCTCCGGAACAATTGGGACGGGGTTAGGAACGTCGAAAGCGTGGACGGTACCGCTATCATTAGCTAGTCAGATCCCTAACACTACGAGCGGAAGTTGTGTTATAACGTGCGAGACTTATAACGGTAGCACTAAAATAGGATCCAAAAACGTAACGATTACGCTTAAGGTACCTAGCTCAGTAGTACCTACAATTAATAGCGTCGTTATTGACGAGACGGTAACGGGATTAGCTAGTAAATTCGGTGGATTTCTAAGAGATAAATCTAAACCAAAAGTAACGATCAATACGTCCGGAGCCTACTCGAGTACGATTTCTAGTATCTCTAGTAGTATCTCCGGGAAAACATACTCGGGATCGTCTTACACTTTGGCGACGTTTCCTAGTGCTGGATCGTTTAGTTTATCTATTACGATAACGGATAGTCGAGGTCGTAAGGCTACCGCGTCTAGGACTATTACGGTCGTAGACTACGTTAATCCGATCGTAAACACATTAACAGTATCTCGAGCTAATAGCGACGGTACACTTAACGACGAGGGATCTAGTCTCCTCATTAAGTATAAATTCGCTATAGCGTCCGTTAGTAATAAAAATGATAAGAGCTACACTCTCGAGATTAAAGGATCAGAGGATAGCTCCTACACGACCTTAGCGGAGGGATCCGTCTACTCGATCGATACGTCGCTAATCGTTAGCGATAATATATCAGTAGACGAGAGTTATGTCATTCGATTAAGTATCAAAGATTATTTTAGAACGGTTACTCATACCGTAGAGGCGTCTACCGCTTTTACCTTAATAGATTTCCATAAGTCCGGTAAAGGCTTAGCGTTTGGAAAAGTAGCTCAAGAGAGCGACCTGGTAGAGTTTGGACTAAAGGCGAAATTTAATAACGGAGAAACTCCGGAGGGAGCTATAGTCATTCCTCCTAATACCGATATAGATACGATTTTAGAGCCTGGGTATTATGTCTTTTCGAGTGCTACCTCGTCTACTTTGGTAAATCTACCTTTTAGTACCGCCGGATCCGGTAGCATTGAGGTTATCCGCGAGGGCGAGAGTAATCAAGTTAGACAAGTTATTACCCGTTGTTCGGCTAATCGCGAGATATGGGAGAGGATTTATTACTCTAACACATGGCAAAGCACACAGATTATTTATAAGGGCGGTAATCGAGTTTTATGGAGCGGAGCGTTAACTATGTCAGCTAGTCAAACCGCTACTTTAAGCCAAAAAATAAGCGAGCAACCTAACGGGATAGTATTGGTATTTTCTCGTTACTCAGCGAGTGAGGCTAGAAATTATCATTTCAATTCTTTTTTTATAGCTAAAGGATTTGTAGAGGTTATGCCTGGAGTCGGTAATACGTTTCTAATGACGACCGACGGATCTTTTTCAGTAATGGCAACTAAGTATCTATACATTCACGACGACAAGATCGTCGGTAATGATAATAATACTTTAGCTGGAACCGGAACGAGTGAGGTTAAATATGAGAATAACGGATTTGTTTTACGATACATTATCGGAGTCTAATACAAAGGAGGAGAATAAAACAATGGTAACAGAAGTAGCTAAGCTATTTAATATTATTAGTATCGTCGGGGGTGTACTCGGAGGTTTTTTAAGTGGATTATTAGGAGGATACGACGCGACGTTAAAAGCGTTAATCGCTTTAGTAATTTTGGATTATATTACGGGGATCCTCAAGGGGATAGCTACAAAAACTTTATCTAGTTCAGTAGGGTTTAAAGGCTTAATCCGTAAAATCATAATCTTTATTATTGTAGCGACCGCGGTAATTATCCAGGGAGTAATAGGAGACTCGATCCCGTTAAGAGATATTACGATCGTTTTCTATATTTGTAATGAGAGTATCTCACTCTTAGAAAACGGAGCGGAGTTCGTTCCTTTACCAAAAAAATTAAAAGATACACTAATACAGATCAGAGACAAGGAGGTCGAGGGGAATGAGTAAAAAAGTATTTATCGGCGTAGGTCATGGTGGTAACGATCCGGGAGCGAGTAAATATCTCGTAGAAAAGGACGCTAACTTATTTATGGCGATTGCTTGTAAGGACTATCTCGAGGCTAATGGGGTAGTAGTTAAAATGAGTCGTACAAAGGACGAAAACGACGCTATAGGCGAGGAGGTTAAGGAGTGTAACGCTTTTAATCCGGATCTCGCGGTAGACGTACATAATAACGCCGGTGGAGGCGACGGTTTCGAGGCTATCCATGAGATTAAGGGCGGAGTAAGTAAAACTCTCGCTCAGAATATCGAGGACGAGGTTAAGAAGATCGGACAAAATAGTCGAGGTCTTAAGACTCGAGCTAACTCCAAAGGAGGCGACTATTTCGCTTTTATTCGATCCGTAAAATGTCCGTCCGTTATCGTCGAGGGTGTATTTGTAGATAACGCTAACGACGTTAAGATCGCGGATACAATCGAGAAACAAAAGGCTTTTGGTGTAGCTTACGCTAAGGGTATTCTCAAAACATTGGGAGTTACTACTACCACTACTCCACCTACTACAGATAACTCCTTTAAAGTAAAGGTATCGATTAAGGATCTTAATATCAGATCCGGAGCCGGTACTAATTACGACAAAAAAGGATATATCGCTCCAGGAGTATATACTATCACTCAAACAAAAAAAGGAGCTGGATCCTCTAAAGGTTGGGGTAAATTAAAATCCGGAGCCGGTTGGATCTCTTTAGATTTCGCCGAGCGTGTTTAAGGCGTTTTAAGGGCGTTTTACTCGCTACCCTTATAAAGTATCTAGCTAGTAATTAAAATCGCTATACGACGCCTTAAACGTCGTTATACAAGCATGAGAAAAGGTCGGGGATTATTTCCTCGACCTTTTTTTATTTCTCTATAATTCGTTAGATTGATCCGGCTCCTGGATATTCGCTTTTTCTTTTAATAGCTTACTAAATTTTAATCCAGCGTTTAAGGATTGATCCTCGTACTGTAAAAATTTGTCCTCCCCGGTTTTCGACGTATAGTTAATAATTAAATAAAACTTATACTCTTTCTTTTCTTTAGTTCCTACTCCGCTTATAGCTCCTACTATCGCTCCCGTACCTCCAAAAAGTAAACCTCCAGCTATAGCTCTACCGATTGGAGATTTACTCTTACTAATTGTCTGAATGTCCGAGGTGTATACTACGTCCTTAATCTGATCGTAGCGGAGCGTTTTTAATTGATCCACTTTAGCGAGAGGTATTCCAATTTGTAAACGATCCTCCAATAATTCTAAATTGAATATCGTATTTGTCTCTACGTTCTTAAATGTCGCTTTTATTGGTTTCTCCTTTTTACTAAAAAATCCCATGTTTAACCTCCTAAAATTTTTTGATTATTCTAACATAATTTTACATTTTTGAAAATAATAAAACCGGGAGTATTATCTCCCGGCGATTATTAGTATGACGCGATTTCGAGTTGTTCGATTGTCTCCCAATCGTAACCCTCATTATTTAGCATTTGCTCGGCTTTTTCGAGAGCCTCAACAAAAGCTGGTTTGAAGTCCTCAGCGAGTGCCTTACTCCAAAACTTTACGTCCTGGATAAGTTTCTCAATATATTGTTCTTTAGTTCCATGAAAATTTTTATAAGTTGTCATATCTTTGTTCTCCTTTTCAAGTGGTTTGTTGTTCGTTCCTTATGTATATATAATACACCTATAGGTGTATATTATCAATTGGCGAAATAACAAAAAATTACAATTAGTTTTTGTGTATTTTGTACACCTTTAGGTGTATGTCTAAGTATAAAAAGAGACGACCGTTAAGTCGTCTCTAGTAAATCCTCGATTTTACACTCTAACGCCTGGGCGATTTTGTAAAGTGTAATACCTTTAGCGTTGTTAATATCCTTGTAACCTTGCTCGTAGTATTGGAGGATCCGGAGATTTACCCCGGATACCTCGCTTAATTTAGATTGTGTGATATTTTTCTCCTCGCGGATCCGTTTTAGTTTGCTCATTAGTAGCCTCCTTTCAATTTAAAACGATAGTGAGAGCGTCCTCGCCAGGGAATATATACATATTAGCTACCTCAGTATCCGCCTCTATTTGAGGAGCGTCTTTTAGCTCTCCCTTATAAAAGAAACCGTTTTTTCTTTCATAACCTATTTTAACTTTAGTACCGACTCCGGTTATCGCAAGTAAATCTTCAAACTTAATCATGTGTTACCTCCTATAATTTCACTTGATTTTTTCGCCTCACTTTGGTAAAATGTAGGCGACCGAGGTAAGGCTCTCGGTCAACCTTTATAAGATTAGGGTAGCGGTTGACTTGCTAGGTTGTCGCTATCCTTTTTTATTTTGTAATGAATTTAATGCACTCGACTATCTTTTCGTATTCGAAACCTTGTAACTCAAGCCACTCGATTAAACGATTTATAAGTTTGTCTCTCACTTCGTCCATATCCTCACTTCCTTTCTAAGAGTGTTACCTCTGCCTTACAATAATTATTATACACCTATAGGTGCATAAACTCAATATGGCAATATAGCAAAAATTTACTCGTTATTTTTGTATACTTTGTACACCTATAAGTGTATAACGTTTTTATCGTGAATAATTCCCGATCCTGGGAGAGATATTGTATACTATAGATAATACTAAGAGGTGGAGTATATCCCGTATTAGGACACTCGCCAAAGCGAGAGGTCGAATATGGGATACTAGAGAATGGGCGGATAAAGCCGGTGGCTACGCGATCCAGGGGTATGTAGGAGCTAGATTTGTAAAGAGTATCCGAGGCGATTATTATAATGTCGTAGGTCTACCAATTAGTCGAGTATACCAGGAGTTAAAAAAGCTCGGAGTAATATAAAAGACGTCCCAGGTTGGGACGCCTCTTTTTTTATTCAAACCTCCAATGGATATAAACGTCGTCCTCGTCTATTTCAATATAATAAATTAAGGACTCTAATCCTAAACGGATCCTATTAAGATCTCCGCTCTCCAGGACGTCTAAAAATTCGGTAGCGATTTGGATAGTCTCCTCGTCGCTCATAGTTTGAGTAGTGACATTTAAACTCTCCAGCTCTTTTTCAAGAGCTTTCTTTTGTTCATTAAGCGGATCCACTTTGCTAGATACTTGATCTATCGTAAATTTACCAATTCCGTACAGATCCATAAACCTCGAGATCTGATCGTCGAGCTTAGCGATCTCCGCCTTAAGAATTTCGATTTTATTCGGAGTATCACTATTACTATTTTTTACATTCTTATAATTACGGATATAATCCGGATCGACCGCGAGCTTTTTAATCTCGTCAAAGATAATATTATCCAGCTCTCCCATTTTCCAATTCTTATTCTTACAATTTGGATCCTTTACCATTCTAGGTACTTTCTTATTACGAGAGTAACAAACGTAGTATATAGGAGGCTCGTTATCTTTCCATTTTCGACCGGATTGTTTGGTGTATCTCGCTCCGCATTGTTTACAGTAGATCATACCTCCTAGATATGTCGTGTGTCCCATGCACTTTTTAGTGTGCTTAGCGAAGTCCTCGGAGCGTTGTTTTAGTAGCTTTTGGAGTTTCTCGAATGTCTCCTCGTCGATAATTGGCTCATGTTTCGCTGGATACCACTCGCCTTTATGATGAATATAGCCGAGATATGTTTTATTAGCGAAAACGTACTTAAATCGTTTAGGCTCCCATTTACTAATTCTACCGCTTTGTCCTCGATAGGTGTATCCTTTTCGATCGAATATAGTAGCCATAGTTTTAAGCGGAGTCCCTTTAAGGAATAAATCTATAGCCTCTAATATTTGCATTTTCTCGTATTCATTAACTACAAGCTCGTCGGTGGCGACGTTGTAGTCGTATCCGATAGGCTCGGAGGATCCGCCTCCCCATTTACCCTCCTTAGCTCTAGCCTCTTTACCCATGAGAGTCCGCTCGTTTATTTTATCTTTCTCGAGTTGAGCGAATACCGCTAGAAATCCAATCATAGCTCTACCTAATGGACTATTAGTAGAGAAGTTTTCTGTCATGGATACAAAATCGGTGTTATTAGGTAAAAATATTTTTTCAATTAAAAACAAAGTGTCAAACTGAGATCGACTCAAACGATCCAGCTTATAAACGACTACGGTATCGATTTTACCGTTTTCTACGTCCTTTATCATTTCGCTAAGACCTGGGCGATCGATATTACCTCCGGAGTATCCTGGATCAATGTATATTTTATGGATAGTCCAGCCCATAGCCTCGGCGTATTTTTTAAGTCTATCCGTTTGCTCTCCGATCGAGTATCCCTCGTCCGCTTGCTCCTGGGACGATACCCTCACATACAAAGCTACTCGTAATACGTTTCTCGCTTGCATTTCCTTTTTAATACTCATTTTCCAACAACTCCCTTTTTTTATCCTCGGGAGGTATGCTATAATTTAGTCGCCAACTTAATATAGACCTCTCGAGGTTTATATTGGTAATCCGTCTCGATCCTACTCGGGGCGGATTTTTTTTACTACCATAACAAAATAACAAAAAAAATCGCAACTCCTTATATATTTTATTTTTTATTATATTTATATATCTATATATAATATTTCTATTAAGTTAGAAAAAAAATATAGTTTTTGTTATATAAGAGTAAGAAACTCAGTAAAATCAAGGGTTTGAACCATAACAAAATGTATAACAAAATCTAACAAAATCGAGTTTTTTAACTATGTTTTTGTTATGTTTCGGGTGTTATTTAAAAAATCCCGGAGAGATAAAATTTTTGGTTTTTGTTAAAAAGGTCGTTTTTGTTATGGTTTTTGTTATGGTTTTTGTTATGAATTTTTCATTTTTGCGAGTTCCTCTCCCATATCCATAGCTTTTATTAAGGAGTCTATACTTTCTTTTCCGGCTGGTTTACCGTCGATCGTTACGCTACTGTTATAAGTAAGTTGGGTTTTTACCTCGGATAAGATCTCAGTAACCTCGACGAGTCCCGAGTCTACCTTAACGTTAACCGGTACGATTTTTCCCTCCGATAACTCGTCCACACTTATTTTTAATACCTTACATATCTTAACGATATTATCTAAGCTAGAGTTACCTACTCCTCTCCTCAATATACTATCTAAAGTAGAATTACTCATATCTACCGCAAAACTAAACTCTCTAATACTTTTGTAGCGATCTAAAATATATTCTTTTAATTGTTCCTCTATAGTCATATTAACACCTCCTTTAGTGGTTTAATTATAATAGATAGTTTCTGAAATTTCAAGAAGTGTTTTCGAAATATCAAAACAATTTTTAGAATTATTACATTTTTAACAACATTTTACTTTGTAAAGCATTGTCGATATTTAATAAGTCTTTATATAAAAAGTTGTTGTACGTTTCGAATATGCGATGAAATTTTAAAAAATCTAAAAAATATGTATTGACTTTTCCGAAAATGCAAATATAATAAATATTGTGTTTTCGAAATTGCAAAAATTAAACACAAATTTTTTTAAGACATCATGTGAAGTAAATCACAAGAAAGGAGCTAGGAATGTACAAAAATGTAAAAGCTGAATTTGCTCGTAAAGGGTTAACACTCGAGATCGTAGCTAAAGAATTAGGAGTAACAGTATCCACCTTATCTCAAAAAATGAATGGTAAATACCCTTTTACTCTTAATGAGGCTAAAACGATTAAAAAAGTCTTAGAGGTGGATATACCTCTCGAGATCTTATTCGAGGAGGTTGGTTAATGGTTTACCACATTTTAAAAGACGGGACTATTACCAATGATATAACCGGACACGTTGTAAAAATGAAAGACGCGGAGGTTATGTATCAACTTATGAGAGAAACAAAAAAGAAAGACGATAGGAGGTCGAAAAATGTTCAAAGTAGGCGACAAAGTGTTAGTTGACGATCAAAAAGGTACTATTAAAGATATTCACAATATAGGATTTTTTAATGTATACATAGTAGAGCTAAATGATGGTGGGATAACTAAGGCTTTTAAGGAGAATTTAACTAAGCTCCAGGAGAGCGAGTATAAAGGGAATAAACCGGATACTATTACTATCTCGAGAAAGGATTTTAAAAAAGCGGTAGTAAAAGCTACTAGTCCTAACTTATGGTTAGGTAAAATGAAAGATCCTACGACCGTAAATATGTTAACACTATCCGGATTAGCGGTTAGTTTGGAATTAGAGGATATTCTTTTTGGAGAGGCGGAGAATGATTAAGCTATTTAGACACCAGGAGATAGCGTTGTCGTATATGAGAATGAACGACTATTTCGCTCTCTTTATGGAGCAAGGAACCGGGAAAACTATTCCCTCATTATTTAGGATCCTGGATTTAGCTAAGTCGGGTAAAATCGAGACCGCTCTTATAATCGCTCCTAAATCGGCTCTCGGAGCCTGGGAGAGAGATATAGAACATTTTAACGAGCTGGATCAAGAGTTACTCAGATCTATAATCACTCTTATAAACTACGACAAGGTTTGGAGAGGCGAGGATAAATCTCCTTATTATAAAAAATGGGGTTGTATCGTATTAGACGAGGCTCACTCAATTAAAAACCGAACGAGCCGGAGATCAGCTTTTATTTTAAAGATCGCTACCATGAGCGATTACCGTTACGTCTTAACGGGTACTCCGATCGGTAACGGTCAATTAGAGAATATTTGGAGCTTATATACTTTTCTAAATCCATATATGGAGAGAGGTCGAGTTTACTCTCATATATTTAAAGAGTATATGGAGGAGAACGCCTCCGGAGAATATAGAGGATCTTTCCAGGAATTTCTTAAAAGGTATTGTGTTTTAAATAAGTACCATAAACCTAGTAGCTACATAAACGTTAATGAGCTACAGAATATTATTAACGAGCATAGCTACAGAGTTAAAAAGGTCGATTGTTTGGATCTACCGGATAAGCTACCGGACGAGGTGGTAAAGGTGGATCTAAAAGAAAAAGCTCTTTATAAGAGACTACTCGAGTCTAGTGCTTTACTAGAGTATGAGATACTCGCTGAAAATCCGCTCTCGAGAATGATTAAGCTAAGGCAATTAGCGAGCGGTCATATTAAGACGGAGAACGAGCTTATAGAGGTCAAAAATGAAAAGCTCTCGATTTTACAAGAGTTAATCGAGGGATACGAGGACGATAAAAAGCTAGTGATATTCGCGGAGTTTAAATACTCCATAAGTAAGATCTCGGAGCTATTTAAAAAACTAAAGATAAAATATATAGTGTTAGACGGAGATCAAAAGGATAAAACGATTTGGAGAAAATTCCAATCAGATCCTAAAATACGAGTTATCGTGTGTCAATACCAAACCGCTAGTGCTGGTATCGATCTATTCGCTAGCGATACGATAATTTATTACGAGCCTACTCTCCGATCGAATATCCTGGAGCAGAGTCGAGATCGTATCCATAGAACGGGACAAGTTAATAAGTGTAGCTACATTCACTTAATAACCAAAGGGACTATCGAGGTAGACATATATCGAGCGTTAGTCGGATACTCAGATTTTAGCGAAAAGTTATTTACTGAGTATATGAACAATTATAGAAAGAATTATAACTAAATTTTTTTAGTCGAGTTTCCGAAATTGAGGAAACTATAAGGAGGTAATATGTATAGTTTAAAAGATAACGTAATTAGTTTTTTAATAGGTGTAGCGATTGCTAGTCCGCTAATCTTTGTAGCGGTTGGATCAAACGGGAAAGAAGTTAAAACGGAGCGTATTAAAGTAGTTAACCAGGAGGCGGAGGCGTTACCTACCGCTGGAGCTACTACGGTGCTAGAGAAAGAGATCGAGAAAGTATCTCTCGGAGCTTTCAAAGTTACCGCTTATTGTCCTTGTGTAAAGTGTTGTGACGAATGGGCGGACGGGATTACCTATACCGGCGTAAAAGCTACAGAGGGACGTACTATCGCGGTAGATCCTAGCGTTATTCCTTTAGGATCCGTCTTAGAGATCGACGGTAAACAATACGTCGCTGAGGACATTGGAGGAGCTATAAAAGGTAAGCGTATCGAGCTATATTTCGATAGTCACGCGAACGCGTTGGAATGGGGTGTACAAACTCGCGACGTTTATTTAGTAGACTAATTTTTTTTAAACTAAGTGTCCGAAATTGCGAAAAGGAGGTTTTATATGGCACGTTGTATTTTTTGCGGAATTATTATGAGCGTATATGACGAGGGTAATATATGCGATTGTTGTTTAGACGATTTATACGAGAGTGATCCGGGGGAGGTGGAGGATTAAGTTTAATAATGAGAATACTATTGATAAATGTAGATAGTCGTTGGAATATGGCTATTCGTAAAATGTACAACTATTTTAAAAACGATCACAATGTAAAAATGATCGATTTAGGATTATCCGGATACCCTCATAATCGATTAGAGGAAATAGACGGATCCAATTTTGACGAGGTTTACGTCTCTAATATATTCGAGATAAATAAAGATCGAGTAAAGGTAATCGGTTGCGATAAGGTTTTTTATGGAGGGATAGGATCCAATTATCCGGATAAAAAGTTACCTATCGAGATCGAGCAAACAGAACCGTACTATTTTCCGGAGGAGGATACAAGTTATGGTTTTATAACTAGAGGTTGTATTCGTAATTGTTATTTTTGTAAGGTACCTAAATACGAGGGGAAATTAAAGTTTTATAACGATATTTCTAAGATTGTAAAACATAAAAAATTTATCTCCCTAGATAACAATATTTTCGCCTATGAAAAATGTACAGAGGTTTTTCAATGGCTTATAGATAATGGTATCCGTTGCGATTTTAACCAGGGGTTAGATTTTCGCCTCGCGAATGATGAAAAAATGAGACTTTTAACGAGTCTCAAGTATCTTAAAAACGAGTATATTTTCGCTTTTGACGATCCTAAGTATGAACCATTACTCGATAAAAAAATAGTGTTATTAAAAAAGTATGTACCGGATCCCTGGAAACTTAAATTTTATATTTATTGTGCTGACGGTATGGATATTTCTTTATTAATAAGGCGTGTAGAGTGGTGTAGATCTCACGAATGTAAACCGTATGTAATGAGAGATCATAATACTTGGGGATCGAAAGAGGAAAAATTTTATATCGATTATGCGTCTTATTGTAATCAACCTGGTTTTTTTAAGACTATGAGTTTTGAGGAATATTTACACGTTAGACATGATTACAGATATAAGACTCCTAATATCGATAGGATAAATTTTAGCTTAAAAATATATCGAGAGAATGGAGGCGGATAAGTGATAACTTATATCTACGATATAGAGGTACTCTCTTACGATTGGATCGTAGTCGCTAAGAATATAGAAACTAAAGGATATACCGTAATCCATAACGATAACTACCATTTGAGAGCGTTCTTAGATCAACCGGATATAGTGCTAGGAGGATTTAATAATAAAAAGTATGACGATTGGGTAGTTATGACTATGTATCAAGGCGGATCTAACGTCGAGGTTAAAAAGCATAACGATTTTATTATTAAGGAAAAGCGTAACGCCT